TGAACATAATATCTGCCTGTATGTATGTATGTATGTATGTATGTATGTATGTATGTATGTATGTATGTATGTATGTATGTATGTATGTATGTATGTATGTAAAATCATAACATGCTGACATATATTGTCAAGCACTTTTTTTATTTTTTTCAACATTTTTAATCCTCCCACTCTTCAACAACATCGTACATTAAAACTTCTGTATCATTTAAGAATAATTCTCCATAAACCCAAACTGTGTCATCTCCTATTGCCACAACTTCTTGACCTTTTGGAACTGTTATAGATTCTTTATCTGTAGCACCTACAGTATTTAATAAATCTGTAGCAATTATTTTAAATTGATATTCTTTTCCGTAATCGTAGATATCTCCTAAAGATAAATTACCAAAACTAAATGTATTTTCATTTATTGTTGGATTTAATATGCCACCATCTATCCATTCGCTTGAATCACTCTCTTTATATTGAAAGTTAATAGATAATATATTAGAAATATCTTCACTAAACTTACCATTGTACCAAACACCATTTGCTGTTAATTGTACTTCGTTAGATGTTCCCTCTGGTCTAGATAAACTTACATTATCAAAATGTAATTTTAAATAATCTACAATTCTATCTGTTAAATCTATTTCATATGAATTAGTATAGCCTCTCGAATCAGTTGCACCTACAATTACTTTAGAAGAGTTTATCGTATCAAAAGTGCATTCTTGCTCACTGGCTGTTTGACCATCATTTAAGTTAATAGAATAACTTTTTATCGTTGAACTTAATTGTGCAGTAGCATTTACTGTCACTTTAGGTTTAGATGCATTTTTTATTACTATTGAATTGTCACCAGTTAAAGCTATTGTAGATTCGTTTGTATCTATTATTGTACCACTTATAATTGGTTTACATTCTTCTTCTTTTGCATACAAATTAAAGTTTGCGGTTGTTGGATCACCAACTTGTGTACTTTCGTTATAAGTTGTACAAGTTATTGTTCCACTTATACTTTTTGCATTTGGAATTAAAGCATATATTTCTTCTTTTAAAGATTCTGTGTCTAAAGATAATACTGTTTCAGAAGTTTTTGTTGCAAGAGTTCCTGTTAATGTCCCTATTTTATAAGTTACTGTACTTGTAAAACTTGATGATTTTTTACCAATTGTTATTGTTGCAGTATCTCCTATGTAAGGACTTGAGCAAGAAACAGAACTTGCTCTTGGAATATCATATAATTCGGTAGTTTTTGTTGAAATACTACCAGAGTTACAAGCATAACCTGTCGTAGTATTTCCTTTAGTAAACACTGCTTTTGCATATCCACTTAATTTTCCATCAGAATTATGTGTTACAGTAAACGTTGCACTTTTTGATTTGCTATCATATTTTCCGCTTAACCCAGCAAAATTAAGTGTTCCTACCAACTTTTCAGTTTTTGCTTTATTATCATACCAATAAATATCTAAAGTTGAATTATGACTTGTTTCCCACCAGTTTTGGTCTGCTGTAAAACTTCCACTAACAGTAACACTAGAAGTATTATCAGAAACATTATATGAATTTTCTTTCCAAGATACTGCTAAAGTATAAGGATATTTGCTTGGATAAGTATTACTGTATAGATAAGTACTATTACTCCCACTTCCTAAAGAAGTACCAAACAATTGAATATTAAGTTTCATCAATTTGTTTTTATATTCTTCACTTGATAATATATTTTTTACTTTTAAACTTTCAATTACTGACATACTACATCAAATCCTCCAAATCTTCTATTAACTGTTTTAAATGGAATATTTTTGTAACTGGTTTACCATTTTTAGTTGATTTTTCAAACTTTAAATATCCAATTTGAGCTGTTCCAGTTACTATCAATTTATCTATACCAGAACCTTTATTATTAAATATTGCATTTAATTTTGTGTAGTTATATACTTTTATACCAGTATTATCTAATAAAGAGTTATTTGGATCTGTTGAAGTTGCTACTGCCAAACCTTTTGTATTGAAATTAAAAGACATATCTTTCAATGTCCCTTCAATTCCTACTACTTTATTGTTTAAACTATCATAAAGTGTTTGTTGCTTTGATATTTCTATATTAAAACTTTCTGATGTTTGAGTTAAATTATTTATTCTAGTTTCTTGTTCCGTTACCGTGCTAACAACACTTTCTATTTTTTTGTTTTGTTTATCAGCTATTATATAAACTTGATTTATTTTTCTATCTATTTTATCTGCTTTTGTATAATCGGTTACGCTATCCTCTGGCTTTTCTGTATAAATACATTCTTCTATTCCTTGTGTAATTTTTTGTTCATTATTAAATAGAACACAACTATATGTGTTCTCACCAATTTTTGCAGTATATCTATCACAAAGTTCATAATATAGAATACCTGTACTTGTATAGTCATTAATAAAAAATTCTAGCCCATTTAACTTTTCTAGTATATTTGCCAAATAATCACTTCTATTGTTAAAATTCATTATTTGATTATCTATAATTTTTATTTCACACAAACCATTACTACTTATACTTTCTTCATCTCGTAAATAAACATTATCGGATTCTGCACTTCTGCTTAATACAATGGAATTTACAGGACCATATTTTTCACCAAATTTAACATTAATATCCTTAAAATATTCTTCATCTATTTCATCATTTGTTCCAATAATATATCTAACTTCTACCATATCGTTAGAATCAATACATATTGAACTAGCTGTAACCTGTGATAATTCATCCATTATATCTCTATATGTGTAATCTAAATTAGCATATAAATCACTATCTATTATTTGATTACAATTAGCAAATTCATCTTCAATATTCTTAAATGTTAATCCACAATCTAAACACAAATTAGTGATAAACTCTCTTACTGTCATTGGAAAAGTCCCATTTTGTAAATTTTCATATTTTTTCATAGTATTTAACATACTATCATAACAAATATGATCATAAGTCTTTGTATCTTCGTTATATTCACTTGAATATACAATATAATTACCATAATTAAGATATTCATATTCACCATCAACTTTTAATCCAAATTCATATGTTATAACAGTATTTAAAGGAACTTGTATAGAACTCTCAAAATCTAATTGTTTCATTGTAGATTTTAATATCGAACCAGTTGTCGCTGGTTTTACAAAGAATAATTGTTCTGCTGTTATTACATTTTCACCATAAGTTATTCTGCTATCTATTTCCCTTCCTAACTCTTTTATTTGCTCTTTAAATCCTTGTGTATGAGTTCTCATTATGACCTCTTCTTTCTAGAAATAAAAGAACAACTAAAACCTTGATTTTTTTGGATATATCTATTTATTAATTCCCAGTCACCTGTATAAGTAGACATTGTTATTTTTGTTTTTTTATAAGGATCATAGTATGTAACATTTTGTGTAGCACTATCTAAAATTTGAACCAGTTGTTCTAATTGTGACTGTGATAATTTTTTAAATTGAACTGTAATTTTAGGGAAAATCCCAATCAAAGTACCACTTTGTGTACCTGCTAGATTTCTTCCACTATCTTCACTCCAAAGTTTATGATAACCAAATTTTGCTTCCAAAATAAAAGAACCTAAATTGAGCCCATCTACTATTAAACTATCTTTATCTATAAACATACTATCACCTACCTATTCATAGCAAAGTCATTTTGAGCATTTATTTTCTTTTGCTCTCTTGCTATTTGCCTATTATCTAATCTTGTTATATTAGTAAAATTAATATTGACATATTTACCTATTGTCTGTCCTAATTCTTCCATTGCTTGACTATCAGTTAAAGGAATTACACCTTCTTTGTTAACTTCTCCACCAATAGCTCCTCCTAACGGTACTCCTCTACCAGGATTATTTATAATACCACCTGTTGCAAGATAGGGTATTTTAAAATTTAATCCTAAATTTTTAGATAAAGTATTTATAGGAACAGATATAACATTATTTATAAGTTCTCTCCACCAACTTTTTGTTTTTCTAGTAGCTTTTTCTGTTTCTACATCAATCTCTATATTTTTTTTGTTTGGCATATTTTTTATTGCAGTTTCTAAATTTTTTGTTTCTTCTGTAGCACCATAAGTTTTATTCATATAATTTACATGTTCGTCTCCAACATTTTTAATCATATCTTTCATCAACTGTGCTTCGCCTGTAGTTAAATCATATCTTGAAGCCAATTCTTCTGTGCTTAATGTTGCTATATCAGTTTCTGTTGTTAATTTCTTTAATTGTTCTGTTAATCTTTCTGATTGTTCTTTTGTTAATTTCCCTTGTTTTTCAGCAATAACTAATGATGCAACATTATTAAATATTTGTTCTGTATTATCAAACATAGCTTTCCCGTTTGCTTCTGTAGCACCGGTAGCATTCCACCACATTTTTTCGTATACCCCTAATTCATCTATTGATGTTTCCACATTTTGATTATGTTCTGATAAAGTATCAATTTGATTTAATAATTGATCGCTCAATTCTTGAACAGATTCCGCACCATTTTTATTATTTTTTATAAAATCTCTATAAGCACCATTCATTTTATTATTTGCATCTACTACAGTATCTCCCATATCTTCCACTGTTTCTAAAGTATTTTGTAAATCATTGTAACTATCTACAACTGTTTTTATTGAAATTGTAATAACTGATATTGAAGCAATAGCCAATAACAAACCATAAACTCCTGCTAATCCAGTTCCTGCTACAGTTCCAACGCCAGCTACACCGATTACTTTACTTAACATTGTTAATAATGCAATACCACCCAACATTCCAATTATCATTTCAGGATTGTCAGAACACCATTTTATTATATCTTTTATAACTTTATAAACCGGTTGCAATGCCTTTGCAATTTTTTCTATTGTCTTTCTTGCATCTTCTCCTATATCCGCTATATCAAATAATGCACTCGTATCTATACTTGAACCTGTAGCACTTGAAGCACTAGGGGAATTCAATACTTCCATTTCATCAAAACTAGATGTTAATTTATCATTTGCTTTTTTCAACGAGTTAGTTGCATTTTCTTGCTTTTTTAATGCATTGGCATTTGCCTTTGCTATATAATCAATACCTGTTAATGCACTCATAAAATACAAAACAGATGTAACTGCTTTTTTCATCAAATCAATGATAAATTTAATAATTGGTTCCATTATAGTTCCTAATCCTACCCAATTTGCTTCTAATTGACTTGTAGTTTTTTCATCTGTTGCCAAATACGAAGAACTTGCTTTGCTTATTATTGTGTAAGCAGTTCTTACACTTAAAATACCTAATGCAAACTTTTTAGCAGATTTATATAAATTGTCAAAGCCTTTTTTTGTTTTTTGTGATTTGTCCATATCTGGAAATTGAATTTGATTTATTTGTTTCCTTAATTTTTCAGCATTGGCTTCCATTTGAATTAAATCATCTTTTGCTTTATCTGTAAAACCACTATCTGCCATGGTTTTATTTAATAACTCTATCTCTTTTTCTGTTTGTTTTAATTTATGCTTAAGTAAAGTCAATTGTTTGTCGGTTTGCTTGTCATCTATTTTTGTTCCAATTCTTAACCATCCATCCATCAAATCACTCCTTTCGTTTTATACCAGTTAACTCATAAAAAGCATTAACACTTTTTTCTTGTTCTTCCGTAAGTTTCTCTCTTCTTTTGTTTTTCAGTGCAACTTGCCTTTGTGCATCTTCTATTTTTTTTCTTTCTTTATTATCTTTTATTTGCTTTGTATCATAGTTCCTTAATTCCCTTATTCTACTTAAAGAACTATTTTCCGTTAAACCTTCTAGCAGATCTATAAATTGCCAAAAATGTATTTTTGTTTTAGACAAATCAATATGATAATCACTCATAAAACTTGAATTAATATATTTTTTATCTTGAATAAAATCCATGTCTTTATTATTTTGATTTTGTTCTTCATATGTTTTTCCACATTGTAAATATGCTATTGCTTTTTCTAAAAATAAATCCAAATCTTTAGTTGGTATAAAATCGAATATTAAATAAACAATAGCTAAAGCTCTTTCATAATCAGTTATTGTATTATCTTCGACTATTTCAAAACATTTTAAAGCTGTTGAAAAATCTGTATCAATTTTATACTCTTTTCCTTTTATATTTGCATATTCTGGGTACATTAAATCACATACTTTTGTTTCTTATTATATTTATTCATTACTCTTTTTCTAATATTTTCAGCATTAAAATTAAGCATATCAAAGTGTGATTTTCCTTTTAATTCAGACCTTTTTCTAGAGAACTCTCTTATTAAATCATCAAACATTTCATAATAATTTCTATTTCCAAATATTTTTTGACATGCATTTTCTCCTAAAAAAGTATCCATAGCTTTTCTCATTTTTCCAAACATTTCTTGTTCTAAATAAGCCATTTCTTTCTTTGTTTTTACTGTTTTCATTTTTTCTTGAACTTCTTTACTTATATTTTCTATCTTGTCTAATGCTTCATGCAATTTAATTTTTAAACCTATATCATTTAAATCAAATTGTATATATTCTCCATTATCGTTAACTTCGATTTTATACAAATCTTTATTTTTAATTCTTAATTTTTCCATAATATCTCTCTTTCATATATAAAAAAATGGCTAGAGTTTTACCCCTAGCCATTAATTATTCAGCATCAACTGTAAATGTTGGCTTTTTGTCTGCGATACTTACTGTACCTATTTCTGGGTCACCATTATAATAAATTGAGTATTCAATTACTGGGTTTTCTCCAGTACCATAACTTGTTACAGCTATCATACAGTCATTTTTTGTTGCTTTATATTTTTTAGCAGTATCTTCACCAGTAGAATCGTACAAATCGATATCCAAAATTTGTGTTTCTACTTTATCACCAATAGCTCTTGTTCTTCTTAAGTTGTTTACAAAATCATAAATTGGATCACCAAAATAACATTTTTGTGATACATCTCCTTGTACTTGATAACTTTCTAAAGAACTTCTAGCAGATTTATCTATAATCCATTTTTCTGTTTCTACTTGTGGATTTAATGCTTGTCCAAAATCTGTAATACCAACACCAATTATCGCCCAGTCTGGTGTTTCAGCACTTGGCATAACATTTAAGTAAGAGGCGATTTGATCTCTAGTTACTTTCTTATAATTATTCATCTAAACTTTCCTCCTTATTTTTTTTCTTTAAATAAAAACTATTAGCAATTTCTAACAGTTCTTTTTGATTTAAAGGTTCAATAAAGCCTTTTTCATTTAATCTATTAATAAGTGACATATCTTCCTTTTTAGGTTTATAGATATCTCCTTTTTTATATTCTTTATTTTTTAGATTACAATTTACTTTAAATATAATTTGCTTCATTTTGCCCTCCAATAATTCATTACACAACTAATTCTATAAATAGCTTCATCAGCATTTGTTGCATATAAATATCCATTAGTTATAGCACCAATAGATTGTATCGTTACTCCATCTATAGATGGAAATATTTCTTTATTGTTATTTTCTTTTAACCAATCTCTAAAATTCTCAAAAAATTTAGAATTATCTATATTATTTGCAATTTCACTATTCCAATATAATTTAGCATCGAATGTAAATTGAAATTGACATTCTTCATTACCTAATATATCTTTATTTAAAATTGGATTATAGCTTGTACCTTCATTTACTGAATAAGTTTCTATTTTATCCACTAAATAATCTACATTTAATTCTGCAAATTCTTTTAAATGAGGACAAGTTGCTATATAATCTCTTACTTGCTCTATCATTTTCTAACCTCTTTTCTTGCTTCGTTAAGAATATCATCGAACTTTTCTGTTAATGTTCTTTCTACGAAATGTGCACCTCTATTTGCTCCACCATGATATTGTAATTTTCTAGTACTTGGAACTTTCTTAACATTAGGTCTGCTCCAATATCTACCACTAACCGGATCATGAAATGCACCTATATCATATTTAGGGTCTACATATAAAATCCCCTCGTTCATATAATGAGCATAAGGAGTTTCTACTGTAACTAATCCTGGTTTAGGACTTCTAGTATTAGCCATCATCATTCCACTATCCATAGGCATAAATAATCTTAAATAATGTATCGTTGACCTATCAATTACTCTTTGTACCACTCCACCTGGATTAATACCTAATTCTTCTTTTATTTGTTTTTTTTGTTTTAAAGAAAATGAGGCATCTACTTTAAAATGCATTATTCACCACTTATTTCATAGTGTTGCATTGATATAGAGCCATAATCTTTAACTGCTATATTAGTTATCTTCATACACTCATAATTACTTTTTAATGAAGATATGGTTGTTATTTCATCAACTATACCTTTTATTAAATAATCATCATTTTGAAGTGTCCAACCTATACCACTTTTTTGAAATTCTTTAGGATTTACATATCCCTTTTCACTCATCAATATTCTTACTATTAATCCATCACTTTTTACAAGTTGTGTATTTGATATTGTTACTCCTTTATTAGAACTCCAAAAGCCTTTTAAATGACTTATTTTATATTCGTTTATTTTTGTTTCTTTATTAAACCATTTATTTACAATAGTTATATCTTTATCGAACATCTACAACTCCTAAATATAATAAACCAGTAAATAATAGTGCTGATTGTACCTCTTCATCAATTAATTTAGTTGTATTTTTTATTTCTTTTGATAACTCACTAGCAGTTATATTTGAATAGCTTTTGCTATAATCTCCAACCTTTTCATTTGCAACCATTTGTATAGTACCATTCATTAAATTTTCTAATGTTTGTTTTTTTAGATATTGATTATAAAGAATGTCTGCTATAAAGCAAGTAACATTTTGAACTTGAGTTTCAAAACCTGTTATTGGTTTATTCATTATTCTAATTCTTACTTCATTACTTGCTTTTATAGCATACTTTTCAAATTCTTTTTGAGGGATTAAAGTCCCTTTAAAGGTATTTGAATAATAATTATAGTCTATATAATTACTCATCTATATCCCTCCTTATTTTAATTTAATTAAGCAGTTTTTTTGATTACTGCAACTTTATCTGAATTAGATACTCTAAATCCTGAATTGATTTCATTTTGTGCTAAAACACCAGTGAATCTTTCAGAGTCTTTTAATCTCATCATATTTAAGTTATCAGCAATTTTTAAAGTTGTATGATCATAAACAACTAAATCTACATCATCTAAATTAACTTCTTTAGCTGTCTCATCACTATCAAAACCAAAATATTTAGCAGTTCCTTCAAATCCATCAACTTCAAACCAAGTCATACCTAAATAATGTCCAACTTGTCCAGTTGTGATAATTCTATCATTAGTTGATGGTGTGTATTTACTACCAGCTTCTTTTAACATTTCAGCGAATGCATCAACTGAAGCAAATACAATATCAGGTTTTGCATGTTTTTTACGAAGTTGTTTACGAGCATCTACTGCTTTGTCTGTTACAGTAGTTCCTGTAACAGTAGCTACAGTACCTTCGTTAACTAAACATGCTAATGCAGATGCTTGTTTATCATCTCTGTTTTCTTGTACTGCTAATGATAAGTTTGCTTCTGCCTTATTATAAGAACATGAATTTGCAGTAACTTGATAAATCTTTTTAGATTTTCTATAAGCATTATTTAATCTAACATCGATTAATGTGTTACCTGTAGCTTCATCTTCAAAATCTCCTGCAGGTGCACCTGGAGCCTTTCTATCAGTTTTATTTTCTTTATAGAAATGAACTAAACCAGCTTTTACATCTCCTTCAAAGTTATCATCATATGTGATCCCTGGAATTATAACTGTATCAGCAAATAAGTTTGGTTCTAATATTGATGAATATTGTTCATCTACAAAATCGTTATTATATTTCATATTTTATCTTTCCTCTCTTTTTTTATTTTTTATAATATGGATTGTTAGCATATTTCTTATCTAGATATGCTTTTTCTTCACTAACACTTTCGTTAGTATTTGTTTGAGAAAACCCTGTTGTTGTAGTTTTCTTCTCTTCCTTTTGAAAAAGAAATTGAGGATTATCTTTTAAATAAGTTTTTAAATTATCTTCAAAATCTCCTTCTTGGTTAGAAACTTCACTAATAACAAATCTTTGAAATTTAGAATCAACTCCAGCATTTGCAACTACTGTCTTGTTTTCTGCTTCTCTTAATTGCATTTTTAAAGTTTCATTTTCTTTTATAATTTCCTGTTGCTTTTCAGCTTCAGTTTTTTTTGACTCTTCCCACTCTTTATAAGCCTTTAAGTCTACTCCCTCATATTTTTTAGTTAGTTTACTTTCTGCTTTTAAAATCATTGCATTGACTTCTTCCTGTGTAAAAGTCTTTGGCTCACTTTTTCCAGTTGTTTGAGTATCAACTTCCACATTTTTTTCTTCAGTTTGTGTAACTGGTTCTTGTTTGTTATTTTCCATAACTCTCCTCCATTTTTTCATTGGGTAACAAAGTAATTCCCACACCTTGATTTCTTTATGTCTAATCAAGTAAAAGACATAATAAAAGAACATAAAAATATGTTCTTTGGTGCCTTTGTAGGATTTGCACCTACTAAACTATTAAGGCATAATAAAAGCAAGTATTTCTACTCGCTATCTTCTATATTTAAATCATCATTAAGTGATTTATATTTTTTAAATTTTTCTACTATTTCTTTTGGTGCATCATCTTTTAACACATATTCGAACTTTTTTTTATCTTCTATCAAATAATCTTTAATTTCTAAATATAGTTTTCTTAATTCTTCACTCATTTTAACACACCTTCTTTTATTAAATATTCTTTCATTGCTTTTCCTAATTCATTTGGTTTCCCACATTCTAAATTAGCAAATGTTTCAGCAAAAAACTCTTTTGGATTTACATCTCCATATTTACTTATATTTTCGAAGTAATCAAAATTACTATTATTTGCTTTAGCTATATTAATTATATCACTTTTTACTTTATTACTAAAGGATAAATATCCCATATTATTTCCTGTTGGGTTGTACTTTTTATATAATTGCATTTCTAGAGTATGTCCAAACTCATGTGTCATTGCATATATATTATAATGTTTTTCATCACAAGGCATAAACCATTTTTCTTCTACACTTTCTTTTGTTAGATTTATAAGATATTCTTTGTCTTTAAAATAATCATAAGAAGAATTTATAGTTAATGATGTCATATCTTTTCGATATGAAACAGATGCTATGGATTCTTTATTTGTACAATAATATGTTGCATCCATTTCTTTATAAAACTCTTGCATATTATATTTTTCTGTTAATTTGCATAATTGATTAGCATTACTTCTTAATAATACACTATCAATTTTACTTAATGAATTATCAGCTTTAATATTTGCTTTATCTAATGTTTCTACAACTACTTTAGATGGAGTTAAATTAACTCTAACCTCTTTATATCCACCTACATACTCTCTTGTGTAATCTCTTCTTAAATCGTTTGCTTCTGTAAATCCTTTTAATCTAGTTTGCCACTCATTTACTTTTCTTATACTTTTTTTATACGACTCTTTATCTTCGCAAGCCTTAAACATATTGGCTTTTCTTTTCCAATTTCGCACACCTTTTTCAAGATATCTTTGCTTTTGTGATAAATTATACTCTTTTGTTGCTTTCTCTTTAGAAATAATCTTTAAATCATTTCCACGAGCATCTCCAAAATATGGTTCAAAGTAATGAGCACAATTTATTCCAGCTAGTCCTGTTATACTACCATAATCAGTGACAGATACTAAATCTTCTCTCTTAATTATTGTGCCTTGCCAGTCAAAATGGTCAGGTCTACATCTAACATGTTCTGATAAATATAAATATTCACAATTTAATTCGTTTGCCATTTCCATATTTATATTATTAGATAATTGTCTTGATGCAGTTAATACCTCTCTTCTAACTGTACTTGTTATATCATAATTTCTTATTCCTACTATGCTACCATTTTCATCTGTAGTAGTATATTTTAAGGTAGTTAAACCTTTATTACTTAATCTATCAATTGAACTTCTTATCGCTTCTTGATATGAATGTGTTCCCATACTTGTTTTCAAATATGACTCTTCTACTACATTTAAATATGCTTCTCTTGTAGCATTTTGTATTTTGCTAGACATTTCAATAAAAGTATTATTTAAATCGTTGTATGCTGTATTAATTATATTTTTTATAACATAATTATTAATCAATGTATTTGGATCTATCTTTAATACCTCATCTTCAAATAATCTATTAAGATTATCTAAATTCATTGTATCTATTCCTATTTGTTCAAGCGCTTTTAATATTTCTTCACTTGGTGCTTGAGCATTTCTTGATATATAATCCACTATATCACGATTAAATAATCCCATTTCATCAAGTTTTTTTATTCTCCAATGATCACTATTTAAAAACTCTCCATTATATGAAAAATGACTTGCTATTTTTATTAATAAGTCGTTTTCTATTTTTTCATACATAGTTAATAATGGTTTAATTGCTTTTTCTATTTTTTGTTCTAATCTTGCCATAGGTTATCACCCTATTCAGTTATATTAAATTCACTTCCATCAACAATTTCTTGTTCCTTTATTTCTTCATTCATTTTTTTAGCAAAATCCAATGCTGTTTGTTCATCTAATTTGTACACATCTCTATAATATTGCGCTTTACTTATTAACTTATTATTGTATTCTGCTTGTGCTTGAAGTCTTGTTTTTTCCATATCTTCAATAATGGTATCATCATAGAATACAGATACTTCAAACTTTTCTTTAATATCTATTAATTCAGCAATTCCATATATCAATTGAGTGATTGCTCTTGTTAATATATTTTCTTGCTTTTTTATTTTTCTATAAACATCACTATTAGAGCTTAATACATTATCTGTATTAACATATGCTTGTCCATCTTTAAACTTATAATAGTTATGTCCTAATCCCATTTTAGAAGTAAGTAAGTTTAATTGTCCTTGTACTGCTGATGTTATTGGTTCAATTCTTAAATCGAAACTAGATTCTGTTAATTTATCATTTTCTTTACCAGGATATTGATAAAATGCAATATCATTTTCATCAAATGCAGGTATTGTTTCTCCATTTTGACTTATATTGAATTGAACTGAATTACTTGGTACATAAACTCTTTTTTTACCTAATGCTATTTCATTATCAAAGCTATCATATGCTCTATCTAATGATAATACTATATCTAAAGCATTTGCATAACAACTTATACCATATGGACTATTAATGTCTATATTATTTACTTCTGCTGTTGTTATTGGTGCAAATTTAGGTATAAAAGATTTTGTCTCAATCTTTTCTATTTCTGGTTTTATTTCTTGTTTTATATATTCATTACTATCTGTTTTCTTTAAATATTTTTTATTATGTATTACATATCCTTCTTTTTCTAGGATATGCACATTAATATAACATTCTGTGCCTTCTTTTACTTTCTTTGTACTCCAGAATAATATATCTTGTATTTCACTATTATTTGCACTTAATATCACAATTCCTGTTGCATTAATATAATTTATTTTTAATACACCATCATCTAAATAAGGTACATATGCACCTGTTCCTAATGCTTTTACTAATTGCATTAATTTATTTGAATTATCTAAAAATCCATTTTGTTTTAAACATTCATTTATCTGTTCTTGTACTTTTTCATTATCTATTGTTATTTCTAACTTTTCATTAAAAAAGAAATCGGATAAATCTCCACAAGCCTGACTTAATATGTTTAAACTTTTATATGTCTTTTTTACTTTTTGAGTTCCATTGTATATAAAATAATCGTGATATTTTGTTTTTCCACCTAACCATTTTAACCAATTATTTACTCTTTTTTCTTGTTTAGTATCTATTACACTTGGATCATATCCTAATTCACTTAATACTGTCTTTACTATTGCTTCCACTATATCACCTCTTAATTAACTTGTACTAATACATTCATATAAGGTTCTGTTGAATATTCTTGAGCATCCAAACTATCGACATCTTGCTTACCATCATCTAACCTTACATCATTTTTATCCTTTTCCCATATAGCTGTTTTATATGCCATTATTAAATCGTTACAACTTTCTAATATGAAATATTTATTCGTACTAAACATCTTGCAATAAAATCTAATTCTATCTAGTATTTTTCCTTTTATTGCGTTATTTATAGGAATACCTATATTTCTTTCTCTTAATGCTCTTTGGAATCCCGCTATTAGTGTTTGCTCTGCACTATCACATCTAATATCAACTATATTTACTGTTGGATATTCTTCTTTTAATTCCAAAATAAAACTAACAAATTGTTCTGTTAGTTCTTTGTCATCTATTCTTTTTGGTATTCTTTTATGTTTTATTGTTCCAAATTTTCTAAAATTGTGTGTATATCCTGTAGCATTGAAACTATGTGCTGATATATTACCACCAAAGTCCACTCCTACTGTTATAAACTTCAATGATCTTCTTAATTCGTTTGTATAATTACCTTTTTCATCAACTTCATTCCAGTCTTTCATTTTAATAATATGATAATCTTTAAATTCTTGATATATAAGTCCTTCTGCTACAACTCTTCTACCTAATATGTCCCTTTGATACCATATACTCGATTCATCATATTGACTTATTATCTCTTGCTTTCTTTGTTCTGTTATTGCATTATTATCATATATAGTAAAATGTTTATAATTATAACCTCCTAATAGTCCATTCTTTTCCCATACATCTAAATAATCTTTATATATTGTATCTAATGGATTACCTGGGTTCAAATCCCAAAACCATTTTGGATTCCTACTTGCTAATTGTCGAGCAAATGCAACTTTGATAAATGACTCTTTAGAATTATCACAGTCATAATGTTCGTTTATTTCTGTTGCTATCCATAATCCATAAGAGTTACCTAATATCTTTTTATAACTGTCTGCTTTTCCTCCACCTACAAATATTACTACTTTTTCTCCTGTTTTTGTTTGAATAAATAGAGCTTCATTTTCTTTGAACTTTCCCCATCTACATCTTCCTTTAAATTGATGTTCTAGTCCAAATCCATTACATTCTCCTATATTTAATTTAGCATTTGCTAGTGTAGATCCACTTGCTAAATGTATCTTGTCCTCTGTATATTCTAGATTTAAAGCAAACATTATACAGTTATCTATAGTTTTACCTGCTCTAACTGCTCCTTCTGCTACATTTGCTTTATTATCTTTACTGGCTAATATATAATCTATATGTTTTTGACTAAATGGCAACCACTTAATACTTTGCATTATTTATCTTCCTTTTTAAATCCTAATAGTTCTGCTAATGGTGTTAAATCTTCTATATCATTTTTAACTTTTTGTATTTCCTGTTGTCTTATCTTCATTTCTTTATACTTTAATGCCTTATCAAATATTACACCATATACAGTTGCTATATCCTTAACACTTGTAAACATATCTGGATTATTTAATTTTTTTTCTATTGCACTTAATGATAAATCAATTATGTTCTTTTGTTTGTCGACAATAGAATCCATATATTCTAGAATATCTTTGGTATTTTCTTCTTGTTTTTGTACGAGTTTTTTCGTAGTATTCTCGTTTTTATTGTTCTTAACAATACTTCTTACCGTAGCTTCACTAATACCATTCATTCTAGCTGTTTCACAGTAATTAGTATTTTGTATATAATCAGCTATTATTTTTTGTTTTTGCTTATCAGTTAATTTTACTCTAGGCATATTAACCAACTCACTAAATCTTTTTTGTTGTAGAATGTTTTACATATATTATCTGTCTTTGGAGCATCTATTAATTTATAATTAAAGTTAAATACTCTGCTAATTCTGTTTTCTTTAGGCTTTTGTATTTCTATAAGTGATATATCGTATTTAGAACTTAATGTTAATAGTTTTATCTTTATTGCTTTATCTAAATTCATATGATCACCTCTTCTTTTTATTTGCTTTTTCTTCACACTCTCTTTGTTTAGGGCATCTCTTACATTTATGTAACATACAATTTATATCTATCTTTTCCTCTTTATCTTTTATCTTGCTCATTATTATCACCATAAAATAAAAAGAACTACCTGCACTAGCATAGTTCTTTTACGAATAACAAATACTGCATATAAGTTACTCCCCTATTTCTAGGGCATTTCATTTCAACTTATGATATAGTCTTGCACCCTAAACAGACTAGCAAGAGCATCGGTTTAATGAAATCTTCTATATCATAGTTAGGACATCATCTACTCTTGGTAGAGATGTATTGTACTAAACTTAATTAGCACTACATTAGATAATATAAGTTATATATTTTAAGGTTTCATAAGCCTCCCACATACTAATTACTACTCTATTACTATTATCTAGAACTTAAATAACATTTCATAAATTAATAGTCATATAACTAGGTTGATTACTTTATATTACCCAATGTACTGATAATTAAATCAGTACTATAAAAAAGGATTTACACTAAAGCACCTTAATGGTACTGTACTAATATTTATTATTCTGTTTCCTATAATAGCTAGTCCTAATAGAAATATAGTGTCGCAATGACCGAAACTAACTATACATTTCATAAATACCAGTACACTAGCATTAAAGCTAATGTTATATAGTTATAAAGTCTAAAAAAGGGGGTTTTAGCTTATCAGGAACTCTATCTCTTAATAGCTTTCCCAATTATACACATTTTAGCATACATAAGGTGTAATAAAGGTGTAATCTTTACTTTTTTTCTAATTTTTCTTTTATTATCTTATCTAATTGTTTAATTCTATCAATACTAAAGTGTAGTCTTTCTGCTGTTTCTACTTGAGTTAATCCTATCATATATCTGCATCTAAATACATCTAATACTCTTATATTTGAATTTTCCATTATCTTTGTTATCTTATCTAAAGAATCTGCTATGATCTTTAATTCCCCTTTAATATTATCTATATCTTTTTCTAACTTCTCTATTTTTGCAAATGTTTCCGCATACTTATCTTGTTTCCCTGATAATAACAGTTTACATTCTGATAAAGAAGTAGCTTTGAGCCCCAACCTTTTCTCTATTATATATTTTTTTCTTGTTTCCTTTGAATATAATTGTTCCTCTAGTATTTTCTTGTCTGTTAAATCATTTTTTAATTCTTTTAACATTTATACCTCCTAAATATTCTTCCCCCCTGAATAATTTAGTTCTATCTATTTAATATATCTATAATCTCGTTTATTTTATCCGCTAATTTTCTTTGTTTATTGTGAAAATGTTTTCTAGGCAATTTTTCAATTAGATTTTTATCTTCTATTATTTTTAATATTTCTATAGTTTTACTAAACATATCACTTTCTAAATAGCATTCATGTAAATAACTTTTATAATTATCATCTATTTTATAATTATCTACAATTGTATAATAATTAAATTCATCACCATCATATTCAATTTTATAATCACAACTATAACTACATATTTTAACTCTTATATATTCTGGTGCATTACCATTTTTTATTAAGCCTAACAAATCATAATAGCTTATCATTTTTCCACCTCTTCTTTAATTCTTCCTAATTGTCTTTTTACTTTCCATTCATATTTGTTTTTTAAATCTTCTTCTAACAAATTAATAGCACATTTTATTTGATCTAAACTAACTGTTACATCTGTTATTTCATCTAGAAAATTTTCTTTTAGTTGTGGTGTCAAATCTCCTTCAAGTTCTTCATACTTTCTAGCCCATTTACAAATCACTTTTGTTAATTCGCTCATTTCTTCTATCCACACAAACATTTGCTTTTGAATACCATAATGTTCTATTATTTTTTTTAAATCTTCTTTCATTTACTCTCCCTATTTAATTGTTCTAATATATATTTTTGATTTCTTATTAAAGCATCTATTTTTCTTACTAATGTTTTTATATCTTTTTCTACATTATCAATATTGTTTTTGTATTCGTAATTCATACAACACTCTAATTTTTCTATATCCTCATATTCTTTAGCTTCTACTTCTTCTATTATTTCTTCATTTGATACCATTTTACATTCAAGTTCTTTTATAATTTTTGATATACAATCTCCACATACTATTATCTTCATTCTTTACCTCCTAATATTTCTTTAATTCTTATTCTTTTTCTATTCTCTCTTGATATAATTTCAATATCGTGAACTAATCCACACACCATTCTATTTATTTCTTCTTCACTAGCAGTAACACACATTCTATTTAAACAACCAATTGCTAAATCATAAGCATTTTTAGAATTAAATCTTGCTTTTTCTAGTTCTTTCTGATAGTTAATTTCTTCCTTATTCATCATCTACATCTCCACCTAATATCTTCATCAAATAATCATATTCTTCTGTATCATAATCAATATCTCTTATGTTTTGTTGTATAAATATTTGTGCTTTATATATTCGGTCTAATAATTCAGCTTCTCGATTTAATAATTTTTCTTCATATTCATCACTAGCATTTTGCAAAAACATATATTCTTCTTTTAATCTTTTGTTTTCTTTTAATTCTTCACAATATTTATTGTAATTCGCTACATTCATTTCATTTACTACTGCTAATTTTTCTTGTAAATCTGCATTTTCGTTTTCTAAATGCACACATCTTATATCTCTTAATCTGTATTGATTAGATAGTTTTTCATTTCTTTCTTTTAAGTCTTTTATTATTTTATCTTTATTCATTAATCCACCCTAATTCCTTACATTGTTGGTTTATTGCTTTTAGTAAACGCATATCTATTGTAAAATCAGAAAATAATTTTTGTTCAATTAATCTAAAATCAATATCTAAAGTATAACTTTCATCATCATAATCTCTAAATTCTTTATAATATCTTATAGTAAATTCATTACTATTACATTCAAAACCTAATTCTTCAAACATCTCTTTTGCACTCATTCTTTCACCTTTTCTACTAATCCATCTTTTATTAAGTCATATAATAAATCTAATTTACTATTATCTACTCCAAATATTTCTCTTCTGATTTTATCTATAAAAACTCCACTATCTTCCTTTTCTAAAATAATATCTCCATCATTTGAGTAATCATAATCATATTCATAAAACTCTTCATACAAGTTATATTTATTCTTTAACTCTTCCATATCTACATTCTTTTTTATCTTTAACATTATTTACTCACCTACTTACCTAATCTTTATATAGTGTTATACTTAACATAAAAGTATCATTATCTTGATTTTCTAAAAATATTTGGTATGTTGCTTCTTCGGGTTCTTCTATTGTTTCATCAATAAAATCTTCTGCTTTTTCTGAAAAATATCTTACTTTTATCTTTACAGTATTTTCATCATCACATTTCTTTAAAAAGTTTTTTAATTCTTTTACTGTCATTTACTCACCTCTAAATCTTTATTCATTCTCGATTTTATAAAATTAACTCCTGTATTATTATGTTCTAAATGTTCAAATATAATTTGTGTTGGTAACATCTCTCTACAAAAATAGCTTGTATTAAAACTTGCTGTATTTCCATCAAAACTTACTTTTTTATCGACTATAAGTAGTTGCAAATATTTATTTAAAAAGAACTCTCCTACTACTTGATAATTAAGGCATTCTATATTCATAAGCATTGCAAAGGGTTTATTTAATTTATATAACCTTTCTAATACTTCTAATTTTCTGCTAAAAGGTGGATTAGATATTATGTAATCGTATTTTTCATTAGGTTCATACTCAAAAAAGTCTTGTCCTAAATCTATATGACTGTAAATAACCTTATGTCCCGCTTCTTCTAATAAAATAACAAACTCACTATTATTTGTATCAAATGGACACCAAATAGTTGAATTAGGTTTTAAATATTTCAATATTGGCTTTACTAAAATTAGCGGTGTAAATCTTTCATCATTTTTATTTTTCATTGATTTATTTAAACATTTCATTTAATATACCTCATAACTTATACTTTTAAATTGTTCTTTTGTTACTATTGATACTTTATATTTTTTAAACACATATTCTAAAGCACTATGTCTTATTGATAATTCTTTTCTACTAGGTATTAAGATGCCTAACTTCTCAAAACTTTCATCATAAATTACTTCATATTTTTCATTGTCGATTTCTAGGACATCTCCTGGCTCTATTAATTCTAATAAATTGTAATTTGCATTTTTATATTCAAACATTCCTTGATACATTCCTATAGGATAACTAGCTAATCTTACTGTAGGTTCTTCGAAATCCTCTGTATTTATTTCTACTATTTTATCTATCTTTCCTTCTTTTGTTCTTATATACATATTAGGTTTTAAATTATTCACTGTTACTACCTCTTTCGTATCTTTCTAGTTGAATATAACAACTTTCTAAATCTCTTTTATACTGTGTTTCCAACATATCATAGTTAGTTTTTATTTCGTTATATTCTTCTTTTAATTGAATATTTACTTTTTCTTGTTTTTCAATACCAACTTCATATCCTGTCTTAAAAGTAAAATTACAAAATAGTACTAAAATAATTAATAATAAACTTATTTGTTTAATTGACATCTAATATCACACTCCTATACATAATCAAATATTGATAATTGTTTTTCTTTCTTTTCTTCTAGCCAATGATTTAAAAACTTTTTTATGTTATAGTAATCATTTTCATCATAGCCTTCACTATAACCACCACCATGACAATTTAGCTCATTACTATATTTTTTATTAGCTTCATATCCAAAAAATAAAACAAATTCATATTTTCCATATAAATAATGACTTTCTTGAGTTTTACAAATAGATATGTTTATGTCATATTTTTTACTTTTTATTAACAAGTTATATTTATGTAAAAAATTAGGTGATTCTTCTGCTAATATGCCATATGTATCTTCAATATATTTTTTTATTTTATTAAGTTTTTCTTCCATAGTTATTCCTTTAATTTATAAAATCTTCAATAGTAGATTGGATTTTAATATTCGATAACATTTTTTCTTTTGCTAACTTACAAAAATCTTTTTTTATTTCGAATCCATAACAACTTCTATTCATTTCTGCACAAGCTCTTAATGTAGAACAACTACCAGCTACAGGATCTATAACAACATCTCCTTCATCAGTAAATATTTCTATCAATCTTTTTAATACTGATATTGGTTTTTGTGTTGGATGAATTTTTGGATATTCTTTGAAACTATCTCTTTTCCATTCAAACCAATTAAACACCATTTTGCCGTTATTGTTGAATTTAGGTAGCTTGTCCCTATAAAGTACAACTGCATATTCAGTAGCTCCTACTATTTTCATATTTGCTTTTAATACTTGGCTTGAGTAATTTTTTATAAATATTAATGGGTATGCTTTCATAAATCCATATTTTTTGCCATATTCAATTACTGTTTGCATTTGTTCAAAAGCGCAGAATACAATCATTGCTGGAGCTTTTCCTTTGTCTTTAGGTTCTTTTATTAACATGTGATTACAAAAGTGCATAAATTCTGCTATTTTAAAATTATTATCTGTATCAAAAAATGATTTTCCTGCAAGTTTACTTTCTCCATTCTTATTATCACCATCGATATACCACATTGGATTACTTGCATATGCGTTATTACCTAAATTATAAGGTATATCTGCTATTACTAATTGTGCTTTAGGTATCCCATATACTTTATAATTTTGAAAATGGTCATTATATAATTCTATTTTTGTTTTCTTCATTAACATACCTCTTTTACTAGCTTAATAAGATCTTTATAACATCTTGTTTTCTTAACATAAGTTTCTTTACCTTTTTGTTTATCTTCTATATCTTGTTTAATAAGCAACTCTGTTAATTTTTCAATTATAAATTCTTTCATTCTATCGTTACTCTTTCTAGTCTATACCTTCCACCTTTTAAAGTCTTTCTACAAACATCACATTGAATATTTTTTTGTGATGTTTTAAAGAATTTTGCACAAGTAATTGCATTTTTAAATATTGCCACCGGTATATCATTATTTGTTACATCATAAACAATAATAGGAAACTCTCTGCCTTCTTCGTTATCCTGATAAACATTAAATATTGCAAATAACAGTTCTTTATAATTTTCTATCATTCTGTCACCTTTTTAGGTCTTCCTGGCTTTCTTTTTACAGGTTCTATTAAACTTTTTATATCTTCATCTGTAAGAACTCTATTTGTATATTTTTTACCTAATTGCTTAACAGTTTTAAGTATTTCTGTTGCTAAAAATTGTCTTGTTCCATTTCCTGCTAATTTTGATTTATGTGTTTGATAAGTACTTTCTATTTCATACTCATTATTAAGAGCTCTTCTTTCTTTTCTTAAATCATGAATTCTTTTTATTATATTTACACTTGCTTCATCGCTCAACTCATTATTTTCAATTAAATGATACAAATCACTTAATTCATAGTCTATCTTTTGTAATTCTACAGATTGAGTTTTAATCATTTCATCTATCTTATCTAATATTTCTATTCCTTGTTTTACTAATTCAACTATTTTTTCATCTCTCATATTTTCCCCTTCCTTATATTTCTTCAATTTCTATCCCATACTTATATGCAAACATCTTCTTTTTTAACTTGTATACTTCTGTTCTAAAGCCTTTGGTATCAACTATGTGTATTTTATTATCTTGTACTGAAACATAGCTAAAATCTGCTCTATATGTGATTTTTTTATATGTTTTTCCATTAAGTTTAAATAATGGTTGCAATTCAAATGATTTTTGTAATTCTAAATCTTTTATTATTCCTTTTTGTTCAAGTAATTCGAGTTTTATGTAATATGCCATCTCCTTTTTACTATTAAACTTTATTCCT